TCCCGCTTGGTACTTAGGTAAGTTTCCTGAAAAGAAGATAATTCAGACCGCCCACACCGCAGAACTAGCAGTGGGCTTTGGTCGTAAAGTGAGGAATCTAGTCGCCACGAGCGATTATCAAGCCATATTTCCCACCAAACTGTCTAGCGACAGTAAAGCAGCCGGACGATGGAACACCAACAAAGGCGGTGATTATTTTGCAATTGGCGTTGGAGGAGCAGTAACCGGTAAGGGTGCGGACGTTCTCATTATTGATGACCCACACTCCGAGCAAGAAGCCATGCAAGGCACGGCTAATGTCTATGATAGAGTCTTTGAGTGGTATAACTCTGGCCCACGACAGCGACTCCAACCGGGCGGTGCCATCATTATTGTGATGACAAGGTGGTCTAAGAAGGACTTAACGGGACAAATTGTTAAAAGTGCATCTAAAAGAGAGGGTGACGACTGGGAAGTGATTGAGTTCCCTGCGCTCATGCCTAGTGGTAAACCCTTATGGCCTGAGTTCTGGTCACAAGAAGAACTAGAAGCCATTAAGGCTGAACTGCCGGTTGGTAAATGGGAAGCCCAATACCAACAGAATCCAACCTCAGAAGAGGGCGCTATCATTAAAAGAGAAATGTGGCAGCGCTGGGAAGAAGACCGCATACCAGATTGTGACTACATTATTCAGTCATGGGACACGGCTTTTGAAAAGAACAACAGGGCTGACTACAGTGCCTGTACCACATGGGGAATTTTCTACCAACCTAACCACAAAGGTAATCCGGTAGCCAATATCATCTTATTAGATGCCATCAAAGAACGGTTAGAGTTCCCAGAATTAAAGACTAAGGCGATGGAGCAGTGGAAAGAATGGGAGCCGGATACCCTGATTGTAGAAAAAAAGGCGGCAGGTGCTCCCTTAATTTATGAATTAAGAAGAATGGGAATTCCTATTTCTGAATATACACCAAGCAAAGGAAATGATAAGATAGCCCGTGTAAACGCTATATCTGATTTATTTGCCTCTGGTTTGGTATGGTGTCCAGAAACTCGTTGGGCTGATGAAGTCATGGAAGAGTGTGCGTCATTCCCAAATGGCGACCACGATGACCTTGTTGACTCAACTAGTCAGGCTTTATTACGGTTCCGGCAAGGAGGTTTCATTCGGCTGCACAGCGATGAAGAAGATGAGCCTCCGGTGTTTAAACGCAAAGTAACGTACTACTAAGGATAATGATGATTGATAAAAGTCTATACCAAGCACCACTCGGATTAGATGCTCTAGCCACCGAGACCCCAGATATTGAAATTGAGATTGTTGACCCCGAATCCGTCATTATTGGCCTCGATGGTATTGAAATTGAAATCACTCCGGGTGACGACAGAGACGAAGCCTTTGATTCTAATCTTGTAGAATTCCTTGATGAGAGTGTAGTTGAGGACGTAATTAATGAATTAATGTCTGACTATGAAGATGACGTAGCCTCCCGTAGGGATTGGATGCAAACCTATGTCGATGGTTTAGAACTCCTTGGTATGAAGATTGAGGAAAGAACCGACCCGTGGCCCGGTGCCTGTGGAGTCTATCACCCCCTACTATCTGAAGCCCTTGTTAAGTTTCAAGCAGAAACTATTATGGAAATCATGCCAGCATCTGGTCCGGTTAAGACTGAGATTATTGGCAAGGAAACGCCAGAGAAGAAAGAGGCAGCGGTTCGTGTACAGGCTGACATGAACTTTCAGATTACTGATGTCATGACCGAGTTTAGACCGGAAACCGAACGGATGTTATGGGGTTTAGGTCTAGCCGGTAATGCGTTCAAAAAGGTCTACTATGACCCAAACATGGAACGCCAAGTATCTATTTTTATTCCCGCAGAAGATGTCGTAGTTCCTTATGGGGCTTCTAATTTAGAGACCGCTGATAGGATTACCCATGTCATGCGGAAGACTGAAAACGAAGTAAGACGACTACAAGTGGCTGGATTCTATGATGATATTGAATTAGGCGAACCCAACAACACGCTTGATGAAGTCGAAAAGAAGATAGCAGAAAAGATGGGCTTTCGGGCTACATCCGATGACAGATACAAACTGTTAGAAATGCATGTCAATTTAGATTTGGAAGGTTATGAGCATAAAGATAAAGATGACGAGCCTACTGGCATTGCTTTGCCGTATGTGGTCACAATTGAAAAAGGCAGTAATAAGTGTTTATCGATTCGTAGAAACTGGAATGAAGAAGATAAAACGTATCAAAAGCGTCAGCACTTTGTGCACTATGGCTACGTTCCGGGCTTTGGTTTCTATTGTTTTGGTCTTATCCATCTTGTTGGTGCTTTTGCCAAGTCTGGTACTTCCCTTATACGTCAACTGGTGGACGCAGGGACATTATCCAACTTGCCGGGTGGCTTTAAAACCCGTGGCTTGCGAGTAAAGGGGGACGATACACCAATAGCGCCAGCCGAGTTCCGTGATGTGGATGTACCAAGTGGAACCATTAAAGACAATATCATGACCCTGCCGTACAAAGAACCAAGTCAGGTTCTCATGTCGTTACTGGGCACCATTGTTGAAGAGGGTCGTAGGTTTGCCGGAGCAGCCGATATACAGGTATCGGACATGTCGGCTAACTCCCCAGTCGGTACCACCCTAGCAATTCTAGAAAGAACCATGAAGGTGATGTCTGCGGTACAGGCAAGAATTCATTATTCTTTAAAACAAGAGTTGCGTTTATTAAAAACCATTATTGCTGATTACACACCGGAGGATTACTCATATGAACCTATCGAAGGCGATAGACAGGCTAAAAAGTCCGACTATGATATGGTCGATGTTATTCCCGTGTCAGACCCGAACGCTGCTACTCTTTCGCAGAAAGTGGTCCAATACCAAGCCGTTATACAACTGGCGCAAACAGCCCCGCAAATCTATGACATGAAGTATTTGCATCGTCAGATGCTAGAAGTCCTAGGAATTAAGAACGCTGCCAAGTTAGTCAAACTAGATGACGATGAATTCCCGTTAGACCCAATCAGTGAAAACATGAATGCGGTCAACGGCAAGCCAATGAAGGCCTTTATCTATCAAGACCACGATGCCCATATTGCAGCGCACCAAGCATTTATGACCGACCCTGTGGTCACTAAGACCATTGGACAGAATCCACAAGCCAATCAGATTATGGCGGCACTCCAAGCGCACATGGCTGAACACTTAGGATTCCAGTATCGTTCGCAAATTGAGAAACAAATGGGCGTTACCTTACCGGCTCCAGATGCACCGTTGCCGGAAAGTGTGGAGGTTGAACTGTCTCGCTTAGTGGCAATAGCCAGCCAACAACTGCTAGAAATCCACAAAGGACAGGAAGCCCAGAAGAAATCCGAAGAGCAAGCAAAAGACCCCTTGGTACAAATGCAACAGCAAGAATTGCAAATTAAAATGCAAGATGCCCAGCGCAAGATGCAAAAAGACCAAGCGGATATGCAAGCCAGAATGGCACAGATTCAGACCGAGCAACAACGTATCCAGTCACAAGCCAACACCGATGCGATGCGTATTCAGTCTGAAGCGCAGTCATCTTCTATGCGGATACAGGCAGATATGGACAAAGCCAACGCTCAGAATGCGACCAAAACGGAACTTGAAAAATTACGAATTGGGGCAGATATAGCCAAGGCTAATGCTCAACTTAATAAAGGAAATTAATGAGTGAAGACAAAGTATTAAAACATTTGGTTGAAAAACTGGATGACAAAGTGGCACAAATTCAAGAAGCACTTGGTAGCGGTTCTGCCAAAGACTACGTTGAATACAGAGCAATGGTCGGTGAAGTAAAAGGTCTCCTTACCGCCCGTTTAAACATCCTAGACCTACGCAAAAACATAGAGGAATCTGATGACGAGTGACATCCTACTGGCGACCAATCCAGACAACCCGATAATTATTGGCTCAATTAGTAAACCAGCAGAAGAAAAAGCAAAACAACTGCCAAGACCCAGCGGATACCACATCCTATGTGCTATTCCTGAGATAGAAGCAGAGTATGAAAGTGGTATTGTTAAAACAGATAGCACAATTCAGTTTGAAGAAATGCTCACTACCGTCCTTTTTGTTGTAGCAATTGGCCCAGATTGCTATAAAGACCCAACACGTTTCCCCTCTGGAGCGTGGTGTAAAGAAGGCGACTTCATCTTAGTACGTCCAAATTCAGGTTCACGCCTTGTTATTCATGGCAAGGACTTCCGCATGATAAATGACGACTCGGTTGAAGGTACAGTAGACGACCCTAGAGGAATTAAACGCAAATAAGGAGTTTAAACATGGCTGATTTTGATAAGCAAGAGTATCGATTCCCCGATGAGGTGGAAAAAGAGACAAAAGTGGAGGTGGTTACCGAAGATTCCAACGTAGAAATTGAAATTGAGGACGATACACCCGAACAAGACAGGAATAAAAGCCCCCTACCGGACAATGTTCGTGAGGAATTGTACGAAGATGAGTTAACGGACTACTCTGCCAAGGTTAAAAACAAACTTTTGCAGATGAAAAAGTTAGCAAATGACGAAAGGCGTGAGAAAGAACGTGCCTATCGGGAGCAGCAAGAGGCAATTAACATTGCCCAGCGGTTAATGGAAGAGAATAAAAATCTTAAACGATTAGCCAACGATAATGAGAAGAGTATCTTGTTATCGGTCTCCAAAACAGTTGAATTAGAAATGGAGCAAGCCAAGAGAAACTATCGGGAAGCCTACGAAACTGGCGATACCGACAAAATCATTGAAGCCCAGCAGAAAATGACTGAAGTTTCGATGAAAAACGACAAAGTAAAGAATTTTAGGTCTACCCCTTTACAAGTTGATGAAACTCCTGTACAAATGAGTCCAAGGGTGACCGCACCACCTCCTGACCCAACCGCAGTAAACTGGCAGTCTCGGAATACTTGGTTTGGTGAAGATGATGAAATGACATCATTGGCTTTGGGTTTACATGAAAAACTCAAAAAGGAAGGCGTTGCAGTATCATCCAAAGAGTATTACAGACGTATTGATGAAACAATACAAAGACGGTTCCCAGAGAAATTTGAGACCGACACAGAAGAAAAGAGCGAACGCTCTACAAGACCAAGCACGGTTGTGGCACCCGCTACCCGTAGCACATCCTCCAAGAAGATTCGCTTGACTACGTCACAGCAGAGCATTGCGAAGAAACTTGGCTTAACCAATGAGCAATATGCTCAAGCAGCATTAAAAATGGAGTCTTAATATGACAGCCAACAGAACACCCCGTGAACTAAATACCCGTGCAATGGTAGAACGCCCTAAGCAGTGGAGTCCTCCAGAACTTTTGCCAGAACCTGAAAAAGAGCCGGGATATAGGTACAGATGGATTCGTGTCTCCAACTTAAATGTTGCTGACCCACGCAATCTTTCAGGAAAACTGAGAGAAGGTTGGGAGCCAGTCAAAGTTGAAGAACAACCGCAGTTCCAACTGCTAATCGACCCAACAAGTCGCTTTAAGGACAACATTGAAGTCGGTGGATTATTGCTTTGCAAGACTCCAACTGAGATGGTTGAACAACGTAATAACTATTACGC